CTTGTATGAGTTTCGTCATTGGCGAAAGAATGTATTTAAGTTTAAAGAAGTGATACATGAGAATTTCACAAAATGGGATTGATTTTATTAAACGCTTTGAAGGTTGCCGTTATCACCCTTATCGTGACAGCGTTGGTCTATGGACTGTTGGTTATGGTCATCTTATCGGGGATGGCAAATCGCTTCCATCAGGCGATAATAAAATATTTACACAAGAAGAAATAGATGATTTTTTGGTTAATGATCTCACTCGTACTGAATCAGGAATTAATATGCTTGTTAGAGTGCAACTTACCCAGAATCAGTTTGATGCTCTTTGTTCTTTTTGCTATAACTTGGGCATTGGCACATTTCAAAAAAGTACGCTTCTTAAAGATATAAACGCTAGTTTGTGGGTAGCCGCAGCTAACGACATTTTAAAGTTCCATTTTGCAGGTGTAGTTTCAGAACCAGGCTTAGTTAAAAGAAGACAAGCCGAACATGATTTATTTATAAAAGAATAATATGCCCTTACAAAAACTAACACTTAAACCAGGACTTAACCGTGAAGGTACTGACTACTCGAATGAGGGTGGTTGGTATGATGGCGACAAGATTCGCTTCCGTTCAGGGTATCCAGAAAAAATTGGTGGATGGACTAGGTTTTTAAACAGTAATAATTCTTTTTTAGGTACAGCTCGTGGTTTATGGGACTGGGTAGATTTAGCTAGTAATAACTATGTAGGCGTAGGTTCTAATGTTAAATACTATTTAAACTGGAGTGGTACTTACTATGACATCACACCTTATTATGCTAGTAGTTCTTTAACTGCTGCAATTACAGCTACTAATGGATCAAGTACATTAACTATTACTGATGGTACATATACAACATATGCTGTTGGAGATTATGTAGTTATATCAGGTGCTACAGGTTTAGGTGGCAATATTACAGCTACTGTATTAAATCAAGAATACGTAATTACAGGAGTTGGTTCTGGTAACTTTACTATTACTGCTAAAAATACTTCAGGTATAGTAGTTACTGCTAACTCAAGTGATACAGGTACAGGTGGTACTTTCACAGTTAATTATGAAATTCCAACAGGTCTAAACGTATATACTCAAAGTACAGGTTGGGGTGTAAGCCCTTGGGGTTTTGGTGGTTGGGGTTTAGCTTATTCAGGTGCATCTGGTATTGGTGCACAATTAAGACTTTGGACTAATGATAACTATGGTGAGTATTTATTCCTAGCTCCACGAGGTGGACAAATTTATTACTGGCAACCATCAGGTAATTATCCTAATGGAACTTCAGGTGGACTATCTACACGAGCTCAACTAGTTAAAACTCAAGCTACGGCAAACGGTAATTTAGGTCAATTTGTACCAAACTCAACATATCAAGTAATTACTTCTGCGATTCAAAAGTTTGTTATTGCGTTTGGTGCTAATTCATACGATCCTACTAATGCAAATACAACATTTAATCCTATGTTGGTACGATGGTCAGATCAATTAAATCCATTCCAATGGGTACCATCTGTTACAAATCAATCAGGTGAATTCACGTTAACTAATGGTTCATACATTATGGGAGCTCGTGCCACTCGTCAAGAAATTTTAATTTGGACAGATTCAGCCCTATATTCTATGCAGTATCTAGGCGCACCTTATATCTGGGGATTCAATATCTTAATGGATAACATCTCTGTAATGAGTCCAAACTCCATGATTACGATTAACAATGTGACTTATTGGATGGGTCAAGAGAAGTTCTACATGTATTCAGGTACTGTACAAACTTTACCTTGTTCACTTCGTCAGTATATTTACGCTAATATAAATCAGTCTCAAAGCTACCAAGTATTTGCTGGAGCTAATGAAGGCTACAATGAAGTATGGTGGTTCTATTGCTCTAAAAATTCATCAGTAATTGATAGTTATGTTATCTATAATTATCTAGATCAAGTTTGGTATTATGGCACTATGGAAAGAACTGCATGGAGTGGTTCTGGTATATTACCTAACCCTGTCGCTGCATACTTTACAACTAATGCGTCAATGACAGGTTATATTAGTGGTAATACTTTAACTATAACAAACGCTACAGCAGGATCTATTGAAATAGGAGCTACTATTACTGGTACTGGGATTACAGCAGGAACTACGGTTTTAACTAATGGAGTAAATAATCCAGTCAATGTTACCTATACTGCAGGCAATTTTGTTGTAGGGAATACATACACTATAGCAACTCTTGGTACAACTAACTTTGTGGCTATTGGAGCTTCATCTAATACCGTTGGAGTTACGTTTGTAGCTACGGGTGCTGGGACTGGTTCAGGTACAGCCTATACAACTGCATCTACAGGACTAGGTGGCGTTGGTACATATACTGTTAATTTTAGTCAAACTGTTGGAAGTTCTATGGCACCTATACCAATAACAGTTACAAATAACGCAAGTTATTTATTAAATCATGAAGTTGGTGTTGATGATGTATCAGGTATTACAGCTCAACCTATTGATGCTTATGTTCAATCATCTGATTTTGATATAGAAGACGGTCATAACTTTGGATTTGTATGGCGTATATTACCAGACGTTAACTTTAATGGATCGAATGTAAATGATCCATATGTAACTATGACACTTAAACCGCGTCAAAACTCAGGTACAGCTTATGGAGTAGCTGATAATCCACAAGTTACAAGCTCACAAAACTATCAAACTATACCTGAATATACAGTACAACAATTTACAGGACAAGTTTATACAAGACTTCGTGGTCGTCAATTAAGCTTTAGAATTGAATCTAATTCATTAGGTGTGGCTTGGCAACTTGGTGTACCTAGAATTGATATTAGAAAAGATGGTAGAAGGTAATGGCTACTGATTTAAAAACTACAACATTAATATCAACTAAATCACCTAACTTACCTATATCACCTGTTGATTATAGTCAAAGACATGCAGAACAACATTCTAATGCTTTAAGATTATATTTTAACCAAATTGATAATTATACAACTGGTGCTACTGCAGCTTTAACAACAGCGACAGGGTATAGTAATGCACATATTGAAGCATATGATTTAACATCTTCTATATCTTTAGCTACTACTCCAACATTATTACTTCCTGCTAGTACGGTTGCAGGTAGTAGTGGTATTACTTATGACAATACAACTGGAGTATTTACATTTCAGTACACAGGTACTTATTCTATATCTATCTCTTTAAATATTACAACATCTAGCGCTAACCAATTTGCATATGTATATGCTCAAAAGAATACTGGTTCTGGTTGGACTAATACAACCAACTCAGGTAAATACTATGATTTAGTTAATGGACAAACAGTACAATATGTAAATCCACAATCAGTATATACAGTTGCTGGAGAACAAACTCGTTATTATATTTGGGCTAGTAGCACAGGCTCATCATTAGTAACACAAACATTACCTGGAATTACCCCTACGGTATACGTTCCAGCCATTAGAATTCAGTATTCATAAGGCTATAATAATGGTATTATTACACAAAAACAACCCCTGCTTTTTAAGGAATAATTATGTCTCTTAACCCCCTTAGTTTAGTAATGGACACCATTGCTGCTGTTACCATGAATCCTGAAATAGCAGGAGCTACAGCCGCTACAGATGCCGCAGCAACAGGAGCTGTAGATGCTGCAGGTAATGGACTGATTGGTTCAACTTTAATGGGAGCAGCAGGTGCTACTCCTTCAGCCTTAGCCGCATATGGAGCTTCAGCAGGTGCAGGTGCTGGTATGTTAGGAGATGTTGCATCTGGTGGGTTATCTGCTTTAAATAGTGTAGGAGATGCTATATCTTCAGTACCTATGACAGCAGCCGATGCTACACAAGCTGCTACTAATGCAGCTAATGCTAGTAATCTAGGAGATGTAGCCCAAAATGCGAATGCTATTCCTGGTCAAGCTGCTGTACAAAATCCATTAAATGGTGCTCCATCATACCCTCAAGCAGTTGATCCTAATGCAGCTCCACCTAGTGCTTCTGCACCTGTACAATCTTCTGCAGGTAATGCAGTTCCTGGTCAAGCTGCTGTAACACCTCAAACACCTATAGGTCCTGGTGATATAGGTAAAGCTGTACCTATGACTACTATGGATAACATTACTAATACTTTTAGTGATACCCTAGATAAAATAGAAAATTGGACCGATAAACATAAGTTTTTAACACAAGCAGGACTTATGGCAGCACCTACTATTATTAGAGGTTTAATGGGTACATCTACCCCACCTGTTGCACCTAAATATTCAGGACCTTTATCTAAGTATCATTTGGCAGGAACTCCTGGAACTGTAGGAGCTGATATTGCTTATCAACCAGCTACAGCTACACCTAATATTTATTATCCACACTATAAAAAAGGTGGATTAGCAGATGTAGAATCTATGGCTAGTGGTGGTATTGCTTCTTATGCTACAGGTGGTGCTTCTAATGTACCTACTTTAAACCCTACTATGTATCCAACATCACCATACATAAGTGGTCAAAACACTGCTACTAATGTAGCAAATGCTTTTGGTAGACAGGGTATGCATGGAGGACCTAATGATTTTCGTAATAAAACTACCCCTACACCTGCTCCAGTAGTTGATCCAGCTCCAACGCCTAATACAAACATATATCATCCATCATATGGTACTACTGGATTAGCTGCAGCATCACCTACACAAACAGTAGCTCCTACTATTAATATTGATTCAGAAGGTAATCCTGTGTTTGCAGAAGGTGGTATGGTAGCTTTTGGCTTAGGTGGTCAAGTTAATAATGCATATCCTCAAAGCCAACAAGAACATACTCAGTTTGCTAATCCTATTAATCTACCTACTATGGCAGCTAACGCACAATATGAACCTAAAACTGATCCATACTCAGGTCAAATGTTAAGTATGGCTGAAGGTGGTGTTGCTAAATATGCAACTGGCGGTAATATATTATTAGAAGCATATTATAATATGACCAATAAAAAACAAGCTGCTGCTCCTAGAACTGATGTAGGTATCTATCAAGATTCTGATGCAAATACAAGAAATTTAAATGCGTTTGAAGCAGCTAAATACAGACATAATGCTTTAGCTAAATATGTAAATGCCCCAGGTTTGGCATATAATGATCAAGCTAGTTTACCACAAGCTAATTTAAACCCTTTAGTTCAAGCTCAAAATAAAGCTCAAGCCGCAGCTCAACCTGAACAAGAACTAGCATCAGGTGGTATCGCAGGTTATAATTTAGGTGGTTATGCCACTGGCGGTAACTCTAGATTACTAAAAGGTCCAGGTGATGGTATGAGTGATAATATTCCAGCAACTATTGCAGATCGTCAACCAGCTCGTTTAGCTGATGGTGAATTTGTAATACCTGCTGATGTAGTATCTCATTTAGGTAATGGTTCAACAGATGCTGGAGCTAAAAAACTTCATACTATGATGGACAAAGTAAGAGTAGCTCGTACAGGTAAAAAAGCTCAAGGTACACAAATAAATCCTAATAAGTATTTACCTTCATGATAGAAGTTAAAACTGTATCACCAGACATACTTCATGAAGTATGGCCAACAGTTGAACCTATGTTAAAGCGTTCAGTTGAAGCTAGTATGAATGACTATAATATTGACCATATGAAATTATATATTTTAAATAGGTCATTAACACTAGTTGTAGCTATTGAAAATGAAGTTATTATTGGTGCAGGGACTTTACAAATAAACAATCAACCTAATTTTAAAGTAGTTACTATAACTGCTACAGGTGGTAGAGGTATTGCTAATAAAGAAGTATTTACACAAATAGAACAATGGGCTAAAGCAAATGGCGCATCTAAAGTAAGATTATTTGCAAAAGAAGCACAAGCAAGATTATATCGTATGAAACTAGGTCTTAATTCACAAATGCATATTATGGAAAAATCAATATGAAATTATTAGATGGTTTTAAATTTCTACTAAACCCTTCATGGTTAGTTAATAACTTTTTTACTCTTTGGGGTGGAGATGGTGGTGGTTCATCTGCTCCTTCACAAACAACAGTTCAAAATACTAACATCCCAGATTACGCTCAACCATATGTTGAGAATATGCTTGGTGCTACTCAAAAACAACTGTTTAATACTACAACAGATGCTCAAGGTAATGTAACTTTAACAGGTTTAAAACCATATCAACCTTATAGTACTAATGCTCAAGATTATGTAGCAGGGTTTTCACCTATGCAGCAACAAGCTCAGGCAGGGGCTAATGCTTTAAGACTTCCAGGTCAAATAGGTGTAGGTTCTAGAATGGCAAGCCAAGCTGGTATGGGTTCTATGGGTCTTGCTAACCAAGCTATGGGTACTGGCCAAAACTATTTTAATATGGCAGGTAATTCAGCGATGACTCAGTCATTAATGAACCCATATGTTCAAGCATCACTAGCTCCACAACTACAATTATTAAATCAACAGTTTGGCCAACAAAATGCTAACATTCAAGGTCAAGCTACAGGCGCTGGTGCGTTTGGTGGTTCTCGTGAAGCATTGATGGAAGGCTTAAATCAACAAAACCAAAACTTAGCTCAACAACAAGCTATTTCTCAAGGCTATAACACTGCATTTAATCAAGCACAACAAGAAGAACAATTTGGTGCTGGTTTAGGATTACAAGGATTACAAGCAGGTCTTCAAGGTTATGGTCAAGCTATTGGTGCAGGTCAAACATTAGGTCAGTTAGGACAAGAACAATTAGCTGGTCAACAAAATATATTAAACCAACAAAATCAATTCGGTGCACAGCAACAAGCGCTTGAACAACAAAAAATTAATCAACAAATTCAAAACTATGCTAATGCTCAACAGTATCCACTTATGGAGCTTGGTACTATGTCTAATATGTTGCGTGGTCTTCCAATGCAAGCTGCTACAACACAAACATATAATGCCGTAGGTAACCCATTAACTCAAGGTATTGGTATGGCAGGAGCTTTTGGTTCCCTATATGGTGCAAGTAATGTAGGTAAAAAAGAAGGCGGTAAAGTTGAAGCTATGGCTAAAGGTGGTATTGCAGCTTATGGTATTGGTGGCGCAACTGAAGGTCTTGATGCTAGATTAGAAGCTATGTATGATACTGATCCAGATTCATTTAAAAAAGAACTACAATCACCTAGTCAAATGATTAGAGAAGAAGCTCAAAAAATCCAAAAAGAAAAACAAATGGGTTTAGCTTCTGGTGGTGTTGTTGCATTTAAAGATGGAAGTGTAACTGACAGCGATGTAGCTAGTGCTAAATATGATGCATGGCAAGCAGGTGTCGATCCAGCTGTAGAAACTGGACTTAAAGCTTTATTCCCACCTAGTTTAATGGTGACTGATAATCCTATAAAAGCAGGTATTAAAGATGCATTAAGATATCCATTTAAAGGTGGTGTAGCAGGTGTTGATGAAAACGGTAATGTTCAAACACGTGAAGAAAAGTATGGTAAAACTCCATATTTAGATGAATATTTTAAAAATCGTGAAGCTAACATAGCTGAAAAAAATGCTAATGTTCAAAACTTACAAGAACAGGCAGCTAATCAAAAAGCTATTAATACACAAAAAGCTAACTTAACAGGTAGTCCTGTTCCAAGTGATGCTGTAAATACTAGTGGTAATCCATTACAATATAACTATAACGATCCTACAGCATCTTTAATTAATACTGCAAGCCCTAGCGTACAACCAGGATTAGCTGCAACAAATCAACCACAACCACAACCTAAACCAGCAACAACAGTTGACCAAGGTCAAGAAGCTGGAACAGGTCAAAGTGGTGTAGGTGGTTATCAAAGTTTTATTAATTCTCTACCTAAAAATGTAAAAGAAGAAATGAATAAGTCTATGCAAGATAGGCTTGATGAAGAAGCAGCTTATACAATGAAGGTATCGCCAATGGCTCAAAAAATTATTGATAGATATCAAAAACAAATTGATGATGCTGACAATGATTCTAAACGCAGAATGTATTTACATGCAGCTGCGGCTTTTGCTCAAATGGCTACTATTCCAGGTCCAACGGCATATGCTGCTATGTCTGCATTAAAAGACCAAATACCTTTATATATTAAAGATGAAGATGAAGCTAAGAAAGCTATTAATGAAGTATCTAAATCTCAAGCAGATATATTAGAAGCTGAACAAAGAGCACGTTCTGGTCAATGGGAAGCTGCGGCTAAACAAAGACAAGATGCTGTAATGAAACCTCTTGATTTATACATGAAATTTTTAGAGACTAATAAACCTTCTGGTGAATTACAGTTATATCAAGCAGCAACAAAAAATCCAGAACTTAAAAAAACTTTAATGGATATTAAAGGTGAAGGTCCTGAAGCTCGTGAATATGCAGCTAAAATGCAAGCATGGAAAGCTTCACCAGAATTCCAAAGTGGTGTTTCTTTTAAAGACTGGCTTGCTTCTAATGTAGAAGGTAATAATTCAACAGCAGGAAACAAATTAGTAATGGGTGCTGATGGTAAAATGAAATTCGGTTTCTAAGGACTTAAATGCCAATTGTAGACGTTAAAGGTGTAGGAGAAGTTGAGTTTCCAGATGAGTGGTCTAACGATAAAATCGTTAATGCAATCACAACTCAAGTTATTCCTCAATATCAACAACACTTAGCTAAAACAGGATTTATTTCATCTGTTAAAGCTGGTGCTCGTGAAGCTTTAGCTGGTACTGAAGAAGCTTTAGGCTTTGACAAAGCAGCTGAAGAACAACGTAAAAAGATAGCTGAAACGCACGAAGAAACATCTGCTCAAGATATTGCTGCCGCTAAAGAACGAGGTTTACTTCCTACTGCTGGTGCATACTTAGAAAAATATATAGGTGAGCCACTAGGTGGTATGTTAGGTCGATTTGGTGCACCTATTGCTGCAGGATTAGCAGCCCCTGCAATAGCTCCAGAAGCAGCTATTGGTGCATTAGGTACAGCAGGTGTTGCAGCTGCAGGTACAGCGTTAACGGATTTCTTACCTGAAATGGGTGAGAATATTAAAGCCCAAAAAGATGCAGGTAAAGACCCTAATTATGTAACAGCAGCTTTAATTGGTGGTGTGCAAGCATCTGTGGCAGCACTTGGTGTACCAGGTACAGGTGCTATCAATAAAGTATTAGGTCCAAGATTAGTTGAAGAAGCTAAAGTATTAGCTCCTAAAATTGTTGAAGGTGAAATATCTTTAGACGCAGCTAAAGAAGCTTTAACAGGTAAATGGACTCAATATGCTCAGAACATGGCGGTTAATACTGCAACTAATACAGGTTTAATGGTTGGCACTGAAGAATTAAGACGTGCACAAGCTGGACAAGATTTGATGTCTGGTCGTGAAATCGCTGAAACTGCAGGTCAAGCAGCTTTATTATCTCCCATCTTTGGTGCTATGCATTTAGGTGGACCACGTGCCGAAGCTGAAACAATCCTTCAAGCAGGCAAAGTTAAATATGATAGGATACAAGATCAACTAAGTTCACTTCGTGATCTAGCTCAAACTCGCGAACTTTCTCGTCAAGAGAACATAAAAGTTGCAGAGTTGCAACAACAAGCTAGAGACATTCAACTTGAGATGCAACGTGTAACAGAAGCTAATCAGGCTAACAATGCCGCTAATAAAGCTTATGAATCTCAACAAAAAACTCAACGCGCTGACTATATAAGACCTTTAAAAGAACAATTAGAGATACCTGCTTTAACGCAAGCCGAAATAGATAACAAGTTATATACAGAAGGCAATAAGTCTTCACAGATGGATTTGTTTACTCCTAATGATACTTCGTTAACTTCGGATAGAACATGGCGCGAACTAGGTCTAAAAAGACAAAATAGATACATTAAGAATGGTCAACTTAATGGACTAGATTTAAACGACCCTAACCATGTTAATAAAATAAGAACGTCACTTGAAAAGATACTAGAGAATCCTCAACTTAATCCTGACGTACATAAGAACATTGTTGCATTCCTTGAAAAAATACCTGAAACAGGAGAACTAAATGTTAATGGACAATCTGAACTTAAGCTCGAAGGAAATCGAGATGGCGTTTCAGGTACTGGTGTCGGAGGATCTAAACCCGCCAAACGAACTAAACAAGCTGACCTTAGAACAGTGGAGTCTTCTGGGGCTTCTACTGGAGAGTCTCTTGGCGGAGAAGGAAAAGAGTCAGCTACATTAGAAGAAATTCAACAAGCAGAAGAAGCTAAACAACTTGCAGCAAGGAAAGCATTAGCTGAAAAATTAGCTCAAGATGCTGAAGCTAATAAACAAGCTATTCTAGCTAAACAAGCTAAGGATGCTGAAGCAGCTCAACAAGCGGAAGCTCTACGTCAACAACAAGCTGCAGAAGCTGCCAAACAAGCAGAAGAGGCTAAACAATCTGAAGCCTTGCGTCAACAACAAGCTCTATTAGCTAAACAACAAGCTAGAGAACAAAACATTGTTAATGCAGCTAAAACTGGTTCATCTTTAAAAGAATTATCATCTGCATTTGAAATGTCTGACTATAATATTGCTCAGATTTTAGGCAAGAATGGTATTGATCCGTTTAAACTTCAGGAGCCTAAAAAGACTACATTAAGTCCAGAAGCTGAAGCTAAACTTAAAGAACAACAAACTGAAGCTGATCGTCTAGATAGAATTAAAGCAGCTACACAAAAAATTCAACCTAAAAAAGAAGCTATTGCACTTACAGATGATGAGAAGTTTGCTCGTCAACTTGCAGCTGAAGAGTTAGCGGCAAAGCGTGCTAAACAAAAAACTGATATAGAATCTATTAGACAACGTAAAGCGGAAGAAAAAGAAGCTAAACGTACAGCTAAAGAAGCTGATGAAGGTTTTGATGTAGATGAACCTACTGATGATAGTTTACCTAATCGTTATGTATCTGAAGGTGAAGCATATACTATAAA